TCGAAACAGAAGAGAATTGCTACAGCTCTACAACGAATAGAGGTAGGAGATACTCACCCGAGTATGTTCAGAACTTCTATCTTCGTTAAACGAGAATTAATCTGCAAAATAGATGGCGAAAAATTTCGCAAACCAAGAATTATTAGCGACTTAAATGACATGGTTCCCAACGTTATGCTGGGACCTTGGATTTATGCGTTTTCCAAATTCTTGGCTGCTAATTGGAATGTAGAGAGTACTCTCACTTACGCGTCCGGACTTGACGGACGCGGAGTGGGTAGGTGGATGGAAATTTGTTTGAGCCGGTATCCGCATCCAATGTTTATTGAGACGGATATGGTGAGTTTTGACTCATCTTTTAGCACTCAAGCCATCTCCGCTGAACATAAAATCTACAAACTCCACGGCATGAGTACAGATAAGCAGGCCACGGAAGCGTACAACTATCAGTACACAACACGAGGGTTTAATAGAACTCGTCATGGAGAAAGAATTGCCTACACTGTACCAGGGAAACGAAAATCCGGAACCCCTAACACTAGTTGTGGCAACTCTCTCATTAATGCTTTACTCCATACAAAATATCTGCATGAAGTGGGCATCTATGATTTTAAACTCATCGTGTTGGGCGACGATGTTCTGATTGTTTGTCAACATACAAGGGTAGACGAACAAGGACTCAGTGCTTTTATGCGACACCATGGATTCGAAGTCAAGTCGAAAATCCAGAACAAAATTTGTGAAGCTGAGTTTTGCTCCAAATTGTTCTGGCCCAGTACAATAGGTCTGGTTTTGGCTTCCAAACCTGGTAGGCAGTTAGCCAAAATTGGCTACTCCCTCACAAAACCCACTGATCCGGCCCAGCACATGGCAGCCGTCGCCAAGTCCATGCCCCTTGACATGGCCGTCCCCTTTCTCCGCAAGTACCTGGCGGAATGTGTGAGACGAAGCCCCAACGTTAAACCACTGCCCTCTTATGGTTTTAACAATTATATTGGTGCTGAAGTATCAGCAACGACTGAAACCTTAGCCTTCTTCGAAGCAAGGTACGGGTTCAGTCATCTTCGTGAGAGTAGTTTGGAGGAGCAGATAAGGCAGCCTGCTGCAAACTCCCACTCTTTGGTCACCAACCCTTGGGTCCTTATCCTTATGGAAAAGGATCTCTAAGGCCGGCCCACAAGGGGGAAACCCGAAATTGAACTAAAAACAATATAAAATTTTAGAAACAACCAAAAACATTATAAAATCCCTATAAAATGGTCAAACGCAACAAACCTACGAAACGCCGTGTTAGACGTTCACCCAGACAGAGATCTGGTAAACGCCAACTTACTGGTGGTGTTCATCCCCATTTGAAGATGGCGGTACAGGATGCACAGTCTATCCTCAATTGCCATAC